GTCTCCAGCACCAGCTCCATCTTCAACATAACCACTAGCTCTTACATAATTGTTTACATCATTTTCATCATGATCAATTTTAGATGGTAAATAATTTACACCACCTTGATTATATTTTGGTAACATGTTAGCTAGACCACCCTCATTTGCATAAAACATATTTGATCCAGTTACTTCAGCCATAGTTGGTTTTGCAGTAGCCATATCAACTGGTTTAAATTTACCTTCTAATTTTTCTGATTGTTCTTTATAAGCTTTTTCATAATCTTCTTCGGTAAAAGGTGGTTCAAAAGGCTCTTCCTCTCCTTGTAACAATGGAGCTACTGATGAAGCTATCAAAACACTTTCTAAAGGTTTATCTTTTGCTTTTTGTAATAACGCACTCAAACCTTTTTTCTCTGGAGTTTTTGGCACTACATTCAAACCTTCTAATGGTCCACCTCTTGAAAAAATAGTCTTACCAAATTTATCTGTGCCAATAGGAGTTCCTGCTGGCATGTTTGCTTTATTTAAAAAACTCGCACCTAAGTTACCCTGTGGAGCTAAGGCAGTTTTTGAACCAAAACCTAAACTTGAAAACGCAGGTTGTTGAAATGAAGCAGGTCCCATACCTGCAGCACCTAATGCATAAGAACCAGTACCAACAATGGCTGCATCTCTTAATGCTCTTTTTGTAGATTTTCCTCTAAGTTTTTGTACGCCAAATGTGGCTAATGCTAATGTAAATGGATCCATATACTAATTTCCTAATTATAGCATATATTACCATTTTAGTCTTTAGTTATCAACTCATCAGCAAAACGACCCTCATAAGCATGTTCTCCAATGTGTGCTATTGCTGCATCTACATAGGCATAACATTTACCACCTATATCTTTCCATAATTTACAAAAACTAAAGTCTTCTCCTAAATAAGATTTAGTCTCTGGGTCATGTAAACAATCAAAGAAATTCCACATATGAGGTCTATCTACGTATTTTCCATTAATAACTGTCTTTTGTACTATACCTTTATCAGGATAAGCTTTAATCATTTTTTCAAATACAGACCTTTTTATAAGCATACACCCAGTAGGGCTATGTGTAACTTCCATCACACCACTATCTAATTTAATGCTATTAGGATTTTCTACTTTCATAGGATAAGTGTTTAACCATTTTTTTAAATCTTCTGGTTTTTTTACTTTACCATCTTCAATTTTTTTAAAAAGTTTATCCCACATCATAGTCTTTAAAGGATAAGGTATAGAAATTAATTCTTTGTCTCTTTCAATCATTCTAAAGATAGCAGGAGAGTGAAAATATATATCTGAATCTACAAATAACATATGTGTGCGATTACTTTCTAAAAAGGCAGATACACATAAGTTTCTACCCTGAGTTATTAAGTAAGACTTTAAAAGGCAAAATTGAGTTTCGACTCCCTTCTCTAAAGACATTTTTTGAAACTCAAGTAAAGCTTGTGCGTAATGAATTGAACAATCACTATGAACAGGTGTTGCTACAAAAATAGAGTAATCTTTTTTACTCTCTCTTTGATTTTTTTTCTTCCATAAAGGTGTTATAGCCTTTTCATGTGATTGGCCGTCTGTCTTTAATTCAATTAAAGTTTGGTATGTATCCTCATTTATAAATTCACTATTTTTTTTCATTAAGTGCACCTGTTAAAAATGTTGTCCATTCTTGTCCTTTTTTTGTCCAATTATAAAACTTTTTATAATACTTTTGTTGTTCGTTTAAATGATCTTGAATAAAATCCTCATGTAAATAGTTTGCTGCTGTTTTTATTGCAGCTGCCGTATCCATAGCCATTTGTTCATAATTAGTTGAATAACTTATGTATACAGGCCACTCTGCACAAGTTTCATATAAAGCTCCAAAGTTATTAGTTATCACATGCACTCCAGATGATAATGCTTCAAGTGCAGAAACACATGATGTTTCTTCAAAGATAGATGGGTAAACAAACATATCATAATTAGGCATCATCTCTTTTATATATTCGTGAGGTTTATAACCGATATAATTTACATTAGGTAATTCTTTAGCTTGTTCATATAAAGGAGTAAAATCTTTTTCATGTGAATCACTAAATTCAGATCCATATACTTTAGAAGAGGAGTAAACATCTAAACTTATTTTAGGATCCTTAATTTCTTGCATTGCACGTAATAGAACATTTAATCCTCTCCACGGAGTGCAATGATGTACTAATTTAATAGGTTCGTCTTTTTTGTAAATTTTTCTAATAGGAAACTCTTCTATACCATTTTTAATTACTACAGATCTTTCAGTTGGGATATCAAAAAAATATCTAAATTTTTCATAATTCCAATGACTGTTAAATACATACCAATCATACTCCTTATGTCTTTCCTTATTTCTAAAAAATTCTTGAAGATTAGGTTGATCATAAGAATTTTTTTGCCAAAGAATATTAAGTTTATTTGGATCGAGTGGAACTTTACCAGGAATAGATGTGCATATCTGCACTTTATCTAAAAGATCTTTTGAAACATGCTTATAAAGCATTTCCATTTGTATTTCAGTAGCACCTCTAGGTTCCATTATTTTTTTGTAAGTGCTTCTATATTAACTCTAGTTACTTTAATTTCTAAATCTTGTCTAAAATCCTCAGCTACTGTATCAGTATTTGGATCAGCTACATCAGCATCAAACTCAGCTTTATTAGCATAAACTTTTCCTGTTCTTTTATGTTTAATTATTTCTTTTGCTTCTGCTGGTATTTTTGGTATGTCGTTCATTTATCTCCCTTGCCTGTTGTATTTCTTATACGATCTTTTTTCATTTTTGTTAAGTCTTTTTTTATGACGACCTGGACGTTTACGAGGTTTTGGTCGTGGGACGTAGTGTAAAAACTTAACTCTTGCCATTTTTAATCGTAACTTAATGTATAATTAACTGAAATTCTCCACCAATGCAAATCTTTTGTTGGAGCTGCACCATTATGTATTCTTTCACTTTGAAATATTACAAATCTACCTGGTACAAAATCTATTTTTTCTTCCTCAACATATAACTCTCCACCCCAAACTTTTTCCCATACTGGAGTAAGAAAACCCACAATACTTATTGTGTTATCCTTTAAATTATCTGAATGAAAATATGTTATGTGATTTTTGTTTTTTGCCCCAAGATGTATTCTTCTAATATTTGATGGTAAATCATAACCATACTTTTCAAAAAATTTTTGATTTATTCTTTCACTTAAACAGGAGAAGTATGCATTCCATACAGGATCAATTATTTGATTATTATCCTTAATTACTTTACCTGGAAAATTTCCATAGGTTTCATTAGGAATAGAACTTCTACTTAAACACCAGGTAGGAGAATCTAATAAATCTTTATATAATCTAAATAAATCTTTATCTAAAATAACATTATCTATATATTGAGCCTTAGCCATTTTCTTGTGATCTGTCTATTTGTGCATAACTAATAATACCTTGTATCTCATTAGCAGTTCCTGCAGTCATTTTCAAGGAATCACTTTCTTCTAAAACTAAGGTTTCAGATATTATATTTACAGTTGATGTAGCACCAATAGCTTTACCACTAATTCTAAATGTAGCTCCCGCTGAAGAGTCTGTTACTTGCACAGATAAATTAACAGGACTACCGGATGTATTGTCTACCTGAATTTGTTTTACTAGACATCTCGCATTTGAGGGAGATGATAAAACTGTGGTAGTTCCAGTTGTCGTTAAATTTATACCTGCATTTTTATATTGTATTGTCATGATAAAAAGTAATTAAATGCATCTTGTTCATTTTTTAATTCCTGTTGATAAGAAGTGTTTAACTTATCTTGCATAGTTCGTAAAGACTGATTTATTTGTCTTTGATTTTCCTCAGTATATGAAGGTGTAGGCTCTGGAATTACAATGTCGACTCTTGCCATTATCTCATTCCATCAGGTTGTACGTCTGCTCTAAAAGTACCATATCTCCAACTCTGATCAGTTGAGGTATTAGCTACTTTGATACTAGCGAATCTTGATCTTGCTCTTGTATCTACCTTTTCTGTTGAACTAGTTATAGTAAAAGGTCCGAGAGGCGAGGAAGTTGCAGTATCAGTAGGAAACCTTCTAAGGTTAATCGTAATTTGTGCGTCTCCTGTTAACACCTTAAAATCTGGAATAAATCTTCTTATGCTCATAAAAAATTGACCATCTCCACCTTGTGATAAATCAAAATCTCCAGACTGTATAAAAGCAGGAATCGCAGTTTTTACACCAGCTGAGTCTACTTGATTTACACCTACTTCATGAGCATAGTAAATTGTAGCTCCGTTAATATTAGTCACTCCCTGTATAGTAGGAAAAGTTGGAACATCATTAGATTTAAATTCTGTGGCATAAGGCACATCATATAGCGATGCATCAACCCAAGTAGTTCTAGCTAAAGACCCTGTTGTCCACGTACCATTTTGATAATTATAGGTCACACATCGATCTATTACACTACTTCCATTTTTTGCATAAAACCATGTAATCTCTTCATACAAATGATTTAATCCTGCGTATACTGCTTCTCCTTGATCATAATTAATACCTAAATTTGTGCCTGTTGTTTTAAATACAAAGTCTTCTACTAAACAAGGCAAAGCTTTAACAGTACCATCGTAAACAAAGAATCCTCCAGACTCTCCTATCCAGTAGATTGCACCATTGACATATTTTATTGAGTGTTGCCCTATTGCTCCACAGTTGGAACCAACTTGTCTAACTGAAAAAGTAAAAGGAGGACCAACGAATTGTATTACGTATGCTGAAGTATCTGTTAAAACAAAAGTGTAATCTTTACCTTTAACAGCTCCAACGATCTTCGTTCCTGAGTCTAACCTAAATGTACCTGCAGTGTTTACAGACGTGGCAGTATAATCAGTGATATCTTCTTGATCAGAAAATCTTATAAACATTTTGTCTTGACTTCCTGCTGACCCAATAGTTTCCTCTGTACCTAACATAAACAAATGTCTATCTCTATCAGATACTAAAGACATCACTGATGCTGTTGGTGCATTTGAAATAACTGTAGCTCTTGTGGTTAAAGCATTTGAATTTGAATTAATTGGGTTCCAAGAAAAAGATCTACCATTTTTAATAGTTGCAATTAATTGTTCTCCAAAATTATCAAGTGACCAAGAAGCAGGATCTATTGTTAAAGTTTGTGAAAGAGATGCATCGCCCCATCCTGTAAAATATTCTACTCCTGCACCATCCGAATGAGCAGACCTAGTACCTGCAGTTGCTCTGGTAATACCAGTTAAATCATTTGAAGAAACTCCTGTGTATGAAATAAACTCAGCTCCTACCTTAATTGTACCTGAAGTTGGAAAACCAGTTGTGTCTGCCAAAGTAATGGATGTGCCTGATCCTCCAGTTCCTGCAGTATCATCTAATAAAGCTCCATTCAAAGTACTGATAACTTGTTGGCCACCACCCCATAATGCAGTACCCCAACCAAAACCATAATTTTGTGCAAGTGATCCAACCTTTTCATAAGGGTTAACTGTAGCTGACCCACTTCCGTTTACTGTTGTTCCAGCATTCGATGCCATCGTTATTGTAAACTCATTTGTTGAGGGAACGGTAATTACTTGAAAAGTATTTGTTGTAAAATCAGCTGCAGTATATCCTGCACCTGAAGGAGGTGTAACTGAGGTAAATGTAAATAAGTCTCCCTCTTCAAGTCCATGTGCTGCTTTATTAACTGTTACAGTCGCTGAAGTATTTACTGTATCAAACGTGCAACCTGTTAATGCAGTTGCTAAGGGTGTTATGTCATAAAAAGCACCCTCATAATAAACTGCTAAAATCTTGTTAGTGCCTATCGCAGCATAACGTCTACCATCAAGATCTGCCCAAACAAATTGTTCTCTAGCTGCTCCCACTAATGTGCCACTTAAAATTTGTTCCCATCCACCAATTTTTTCAGGTAAACCATATCTAAATCTTACAAAATCTCCATCAGTCCATTGACCCTCTGCACCAGTGGGTGTTACTTGTTTATTAAATCCTGGTTGTATTTGTACATTTGTTAATGGCATGGCGATATTATAGCACTTTTTATTAAGGTTTTAAATAATTAGACCTTACCTCTAAACAGGTATATTTTGCAATTAATTCAAAATTGATATGTTTAGTATCCTCTAATTTGGCATCTTCCTTATATGCATCTAAAAGATAAATACCATTATTTGTTAATTTATCATTACTAATTGGAGCTCCAGAGCAAAATACAACATCAAATTTTTTGTCTGGTAATTTTTTACTTATAAGGTTTATATTAGTATTCATTTCTTTGTTTATATCTCGAAGAAAAAAATTATAGTTTTTATAATACTTGCCCATTAGATGAACAAATTTATCATAATTAAAACAATCTAAATTTAGCTTATTTAAAAAAACTGATAGAACTCCTAGTCCACAACCATTATCAACTAATAATTTATTTTCAAAAAAAACTTTATTATCTAAAATATAATCTAATATAGCTATGTTTGGAGGATATAATAAATTATTAAAATAAAGAATATCGTTTCTAGAAATATTGTAGCCCTCCCATTTTCTTCTAAATAAACCCGCGTTAGAAAAAAAATCATTTGAAATTGGGCCAGTATAATTAGTTAAAATATTAGAAACTTTGTCTAACCATTTTTTATCAAATACTTGTTTAAGTCTTTCAAAATTTATGTCTTTTATTTCCATAGTATTTAATATAATGATTAACATATGAGTAAAATTTTAAAAGCTAAAATAGTTTGGTTTCCAGAAAAATTAACTACTATAAATTTTGATTACTTACAAAATAATGATTCTATTAATTGGAACCAAGAAAAACAACATTT